CATCGGCGACCTGAACGGGTTCACCTTGGAGTTCACAGCGGAGGAAGGCATCCCTGCACCGTTCTTGGACTACACGAGCGCCGTAGCCGGAAGCGTCACCTTCAACGTGACACCGTAATAAACACCGGGCCAAACGCCTTGGGACCGTTTATAGTTACAAAAGGAGGGGGAGGGCGTTGGCTCTCCCCTTTTTTGATACTACCATGATTCACCTCACACCAAACGCCGCCTCGAACGTTGTCAGCCTTTCGCCTTACCAAGCGCGGAAGTACCTCGCCACGTTTACGCACTACCTCATCGTCTTGACGAACGAGGCCACGGAAGCAACGCACAAGGCCGTCCTCAACACGTCGGTCGACAATGCAAGGGAGACGAAGTTTGACCTCCCTACGGACGCGGATGCGGCCGGTGAGGTGCTTATCACCCAGTCCGGCCTCTACACGTACACCGTGTACGGACAAAACAGCGCATCCAACACCGACCCAACGAACGCGGCGGTGGTTGGCATTTGCGAAACGGGAGCCGCCCGCGTGACCGCTGAGGCCGCATGGACGACACCCTCAATTTCTATCCCTGACAACGTCGTATATTACGAGTGATGGATTTACTACAACTCAAAGAATACCAAGCCAAGAGCTACGCGGAGTTTTCAAGCCGCGAGGGCTGGATGAATTACGGGGACGACAATATGTTCCCGCAGTACCTCATCGACCTCTACCATTCGAGCGCGACACACAACGCGCTTTGCACGTCCATCGCTTACATGATTTTTGGCGACGGGGTGCAAGCCGACACCCTTGAGGCTCGCTTGAAGTTTGAGGAGTGGGGGTTGAACGACGAGATTCGCAAGGCGTGCCTGGACCTCAAGATTCAAGGCGGCTTCGCGTTGGAGATTGCGTACAACCTCGGGCGCACCTCCATCAAAAAGGTGAAGCACTGCCCGTTTGAGCGCATCCGTTCGGGTGAGGTCAACGACGACGAGAAGGTGGAATTTTACTACTACTCGGAGGACTGGAGCAACAAGCAAATCGAGCCCGTGAAGGTGCGGTGCTTCAACCCCGAAGACAAGAACGACTACCCTCATCAAATCTTGTACGTCAAGCCATTTTCGCCCGGGTCATACTACTACCCCAAGCCCGACTACGTTGGATCTATCAACTACATCGAGCTTGACAAGGAAATTGGCACGTACCACATCAACAACATCAAGAACGGCCTCGCGCCTTCGTTCACCATTCACTTCAAGAACGGGGTGCCGTCACAGGAGGAGCGCCACAAGATCCGCAACGACATCGAGCGGCAACTTGGCGGTGCTACAAACGCGGGCAAATTCATTGTGACTTACAGCGACCAACCTGAGCGAAAGCCCGACTTTGAGCCGTTCCCGCTTTCCGATGCGGACAAGCAATACCAGTTCCTTTCAACCGAAGTGTCGGACAAAATCATGGTGGGCCACCGCGTAGTGTCTTCGGCCATGTTTGGCGTCAAAACGGCGGGTCAACTGGGGACCACTCAAGAACTTGCAATTGCATCGGAATTGTTTGACAAGCAGGTCGTCAAGCCATACCAGCGCATCTTGGCAGTTGCTATTGAGAGCATCCTCGAGGCGGCCGACACACCTGCGAAGGTGACAGTTGAAGTGGTCGAAACCGATGCCGAGATTGTTGAAGACCCGGAAGCAAATACAGAATTGAGCGCCGAGGTAATGAACCTTGCGTGCGACTACCTGATTGAGATGGGTGAGGAGGAAAACGACGACGAGTGGGAACTCATCGACGCCCGTCGGGTCGACTACGACACCGAAGCACAGCAAGACGCCATGTGGACGTTTGCGACGGTGCCAAGTGGCAAGCCACAAGCGGCCTCTGAGGAGCAAGACAACGCTGTCATCAAGGTGCGCTACGCATATATGCCAAAGGTCACAGGCAAAAACGGCAACGAGAGCCGCGACTTTTGCAAGCGCATGGTCAACGCTGGCGACCGAGTGTGGCGCAAGGAGGACATTGACGCCGCATCACGGCGCGGCGTGAACGGCGAATGGTCGCCAAAGGGTGAAAGCACCTACGACATTTGGCTGTATAAGGGCGGTGGGTCTTGCCAACACTTTTGGGAACGTCGCACCTACCTACGCCGGAACAACAAAAAGGTGAGCGTCAACCGCGCTCGTGCAATCATTCGGGAGGCAGGGTTGCCACCGATGCAACAAAACGACCCCAAGGTCGCCCAGCGTCCTCGCGACATGGTCAATCGTGGATTCCTTCAACCTAAGAACTGGACAACACCGCAATAAATGGCACTCACAGCAGAAGTTCTCTTTGTCAACCCTGACTACCTGAAGCGCATCACCCAACTCAACGGGGCGGTTGAGGAAGCGGTCATGGTTCCCGCCATCATTTTGGCGCAAGACAAGTACCTCCAACAATACCTCGGCACCGATCTCTTGAACAAGCTCAAGAGTGACGTAGCCGGTAGCGGTCCCTCGGGCGTTTATGAGACGCTTCTGGACGACTACGTCCGCAAGACAACCGCGTGGTGGTCAATGGTCGAAATGTTGCCGAATTTGTACGTCAAATTGGACAACGGAGGGTTGGTGATTCGCACGGCAGAGAACACCACTGCCATCGGCCCGGACGACCTGCACCGCGAAATCGAGAACGCACGACAAAATGCACAGTTTTACACCACGCGCATGGTCGAATACTTGTGTCACAACCAAACGAGCTTCCCTGAGTACACGTCGAACACTTCGCCCGACATGTTGCCACAACGCACGGCGTACTACCAAAACGGAATGACCATTAGCATTGGTCACGACGGCGTTGACCCTGATTTGGCTCGGAAGCTCTACGAATGACACGCAAAGAAAATGAGGCGGCCTTGCGTGCGTGGCTTGCCAAACAAGAGAAGGACAAACAGAAGCCAAAAACACGCAAATGAACATAGACGGGTTAATAACTTTAGTGCCGGCTTTGCTGGCAATTATTGGTGTTTGGGTGAACTTCAACGCAGAGGTGGCAAAATTGAAGGGCCGCGTGTACCGTTTAGAGTCCGATCAAAACGAACTCAAGGGTATGTTGAAGGAATGCGTCGAAGGCATCCAGGAGCTCAAAATTTTGCTTGCCAAAAAAGGTTTCTGAATGTATAAGTATTTCAAGATCTCTGAGTTCGACAGCCCCGACGAACCGGGGTCAGGCGAAATGATGGAGCCGGCAGTCATTGAAGCGTTGGAGAACGCACGTGACCTTGCCGGTTTCCCGTTTGTAGTGACGAGTGGGGTGCGGACCATCGCACACAACCGAGCTGTCGGAGGGTCGCCCCGGTCAAGCCATCTTTTAGGCCTCGCGGTTGACCTGCGCGTAGACAACAGCGAACGCCGCTACCTCATGGTTGAGGCATTGCTCGACGCGGGTTTCAATCGCATTGGAGTGGCCGAGAACTTCATCCATGCCGACATGGACAAAAACAAAAAACCCAACGTACTTTGGACATACTAAGAAAGAGCCGCACGGTTCACCACGTTGACCTCGATTTTAAAAAGAGAGGCACCGACAAGAACCTCTTGTTCATCTCGGACGTCCACTACGACAGCGTCAAATGCGACCGGTCACTCTTGCACCGCCACCTTGAGGAGGCGCGACGCATCGGGGCCGGCGTTTTTATTTTTGGCGACCTGTTTGACCTCATGCAAGGACGCTTCGACCCACGGGGCAACTACTCCGAACTGCGGCCTGAATACAAGTCGTGCACATACGTGGACGAAGTCATACAGGACGTGGGCGAGAAGCTGGCCGAGTACAAGGACGTCATCCGGTTCATCTCACGCGGCAACCACGAAACCAATATCGAGAAGCGCATGATGGTTTCGCCCATTGACAGGGTGGCTCAAATCATCAACGCCGCAGGTGGAAGGGTAGAGACGGGCGGTTATGCCGGCTGGCTTGGGATGACGTGTCATCGTGGTGGCAAAAGTTGCAAGCGTTTCCTCGTACACTACCACCACGGGTATGGCGGCAACGCGAAACGCTCAAAGGGTGTACTGAACAACGACCTCGACCTCGCGCAATTCCCTGACGCCGACTTCATTGTTCGCGGCCACGACCACAACAAGTGGTATCACCCTGTGACGGTCGATCGCATTAACCTCAAAATGAAGCTCGAACAAAGCACGCGCTACATTATGCGCCTTGGATCGTACAAAAAACTCGGGGACCGCTTTGCAGGTTGGGCCACCGAGAAAGGGTTCAATACGCCAACCCTTGGGGGCTGGTGGGTGCGCTTTGTGGAAAATAGGGACGAATACCGCGTTGAAGTGAGGGACGCCTCGTAGTATATTAGACTCGGCCATCAGGTGGTCGAATCATTTGTTTTTTCAGTCGAGGAGCCTCCGGAACGCCGGGGGCTTCTTTTTTTGGGCAAAAAATTTTTCGGCTTTTGTTTGCGAAAAGAAATTTGCCCCCCATATTAGTGATGTAAAAACAATAAATCACACCGATGACCTACGAACAATTTAAGAAAATCGCCCCAAGGGTGAAGGCCTTGCAAGCCAAGCAAGCCGCCAAGACAATCACAGCCGATGAAAGTCAGGAATTGTTTGCCATCATGTTTGGCGAGGAGTACATGGCAAGCAACGACAAAGGTTCACGCAAGCAATACGCCGAGCAATGAGACCTACTCCTGACAACATCAAAGCCATCATTGCGCAACAAGGCTACGGCGGCATCAAGAAAGCCATTCGCGCAACCTACTGGGACTTGTACAAGGCCGGCTACAACCGCAAGGAAATGAAAGAAACCTTGAGCCGTGCGTTCGGCACCGAGGACGCATTCATTCGCAACTTCATCTACTTTCAATTCCATGATTGATTTACCAATGGGTGCCGTCAGCGATTGTTGCGGCGCGCCGTGCGACCCGGACATTCCAATTTGCACGCATTGTCTTGAATGGTGCGAGTACGAACATGAATAACCTAAAACAAATGGACAAGACCCTAAAACCCAACGGCATCAGCCACACCGTCATGCCGGAAGACCCGGCCAAGGACTACAACGCATGGATGGAGCATATTACCGCCAAATCCATTGAACGCGACGCGGACGAGTTTAAGAGGCAATTAGATTGGTTGTGGCAATGTCACTGGTTCCGCTCCCCGGAGGAGGCCGACCGCTTCAAGACACAATACGACCGAATCTGGAAAAAGTTTAAGAAAGAAATTCAAAACCACGCAAAATGAGCGACAAGACCTACAACGGCTGGACGAACTACGCAACGTGGCGCGTCAACCTTGAAATCATTGGCGACAATGAGGAATACTACAACGAAATGATTGAGGAAATGAAAGGCGACGACGACGACGACATTTTGTACGCACTCAAAGACCAATTGATTGTTTGTGTCGACGAATGTCTTGACGCTCATGACACCAATTGCCACGGCCTTGTGCGTATGTACGCAGACGCTTTTGTGGCAAACGTCAACTACCACGAAATTGCCAAACACTTGTTGGATTCCTACAAGATCGAACAAGCGCACCAAAACGAAGCAACGTGAAGGACCACTACGAAAAGAAAAGCGGCGAGACAATTGTCAAGGACGCCCTCGACTTGCCCTCCGTGTTCATGCCCGACAACGGGTGCATCTTCAAGCCTGACCGCATGGAGGAGATGGGGTACACGCAATACCTCGACACCCAGCACCCTGACCGCGACTACATCACGCGGTGGTGGTTTCGTGGCGAACACAACCGAGACAGAGTAATTAAAGGCATCAAGGCACAAGGCTTTGAGGTCGTAACCATCGCCCCATGAAAGTCAGAAACGAACACCTTGGAATGGACAGCGACGGTATTCCTTTTGACCCCTTTGGTATGCGTGAAGCGTATGAGAGCCTTTGCGAAGCAGTCGACCGAATAACAAAACCAGCGCAAAGGAGCGCACAAAATTCAATCAAAATGGCACAAGCCAAAATTACGCGGATTGAACCCGCAAACCCCCCAACGTGGCAAGGAAGCCACGGACTCATGTACGCCTTTGACGTCGAACTTGACGACGGCACTAACGGCTCCGTCAATTGCAAGACGCCGAACAAGTGGAACGTCGGTGACGACGTGGAGTACACGGCGCAAAGCACGCACCACGGCACGAAGCTACGCCTCGACAAGCCGGGATTTAACGGTCTACCGAAACCTTTTGCAGGTGGTGGATCGAACTCAGACAACACCAAGGGCATCATTGCTTCGTGGGCCGTCGGTGTGGCAATGCAAGTTGCGGACGCAAGCGCACCGAACTACGACCAACAGGTCATGCAGTACGCACGGCTTGCGCTTGAGGCTCGTCGTCAAATCAAAAACGAGGTCGAGCCGTGAGCGGTTGGAACTTTAAATGGAGCACAGGCCAGCCCAAGGACGACGGCCTTTACATGGCATGCTGGCTACAAAAAGATGAAGGCCAAGAGAGGGTTCCATTCTACGCCCTGTTGAAATATAAGGGCGGGTGGAACATTCCGGGCTGGTCCGAAGCCCCGGACTACTGGATGGAGGTGACGCCACCTTCAGAGGACTTTGAACAAATGAAAGAATACGAAAACGCAACAACATGAACAAGCACAACTCCCGATGGACTGAAGCCGACGAAAAACAAATGCTTCATCTCCACGCCCAAAGCAAAAGCCCAGCCGAAATGTCTAAGGTCATGGGTCGAACCTCTAAAGCCATCGCCCTGCGATTGAGCCAAAAGAACCTCAAGCCGTACCGCAAGCCGAAGCAGTCGGCCAAGTACACCAAGTACGTAAACGTCCCGCGCAAGACGGTCAAGTGGTTTTGGGGTGCGCTTGAAATCACAAAGTTCTGAGGCATGAAAGGCTACCTCATTAAACACTTTGGAACCTTGGACAAATGTGCCGAGGAACTTGGGGTGACTGTGGTGACGGTTCGCAATTGGATTCGCAAAAACCCGCGCGGCATATTGAAGCACGCGCCTGAAATAATTGCGACGAAAAACACTACGTACCTACAATTGCAGGGCGAGGTGATGGTGCGCCAGGAAGAAATTGAAAAAATTGAACCAACGGCGCACACATGAGCGACAAAAAAATCGCACAAGGTTGGATTGACGGAGGGGGCTACGGCTCCCTCCCACCCAACTCGCACAAGAAAAGCAGTAAATACCACACGGGGCCGCAGAAAACGTACTACAAAGGCGTCAAAACGTGGGATCCTTGGAAGAAACGTTGGTGGGTTATTCAGACGTACCCATGAATCACGGGTCATTATTTTCAGGAATCGGAGGTTTCGATCTTGCCGCGCAATGGGTTGGTTGGACAAACGTATTCAATTGCGAGTGGGAGGACTTTCCCCGCCGCGTACTTAAACATCATTTTCCACATGTCACGCAACACAAAGACATCAGGGACCTCGACGCGACAACTTACGCTGGACGAGTTGATATTGTCAGCGGAGGGTTCCCCTGCCAACCATACAGCCTCGCCGGAAAGCGAAAGGGCAAAGACGACGAGCGCCACCTGTGGCCCGAGATGCTTAGGGTTGTTCGAGAATGCGCCCCGCGCTACGTCGTGGGCGAAAACGTTCGCGGGCTTGTTAGTTGGAATGGAGGGATGGTCTTCGAGGAGGTGTGTACTGACTTGGAAGCTCTTGGGTACGCCGTTCAACCGTTCGTACTTCCGGCTTGCGGCGTCGGCGCCCCCCACAGACGAGATAGAGTTTGGTTTGTTGCTCACACCGACCACAAGGGAGGAGGTGATGGACACGCAGAAGTTCAAGGAGCGCATGGAGAAGTACGACAACGGGACAACAGTGCCAAATTTGGCAACGCAAGTCGTCGGACTGCTACCAACGCCGACAGCCGACAACGCCAGCGACAGGACGAAAAATTACGCACAGGGAGGGACGCCACTGCCGATGGCGATTCGCGCTCTCTTGCCAACTCCAACGGCGTACGACTGGAACACAGCGAGGAGTCCGGAGAAGTGGGACGAGTTCTCACAGGCGTTACGCACAAGCCGCTAAAGCAACTTGCTGGGACAAATTTCCAACTGTCGCCCCTGTTTGTGGAGGAGATGATGGGATTCCCGAGAAATTGGACGGCATTACCTTTCCAAAGTGGCGACGAGAAAGCATAAAGGCCTACGGCAACGCAATTGTACCACACGTGGCCTTGCAGATTTTTAAGGCGATTGAATCTTTGGAAAATGGAACGAGAATTTAAGGGCGTATGGATTCCAGCCGAAGTGTGGTTGGACACAAAGTTGACGTTGGTCGAAAAGGCATTGCTTGCTGAGATTGATTCGTTCACTGGTGCGGGCAAGAGCTTTCACAAGTCGAATGAAACAATACAAGTTGAATACGGCATTAGCCGTCCGACAATTTCAAAGGCCATCAAAAAACTTCAGGGCTTGGGGTACATCACATCGACATCAGACGGTCGCGTTCGTCACTTAGTCGTACAAGCAGACCGAAAAATTCTTACGGGCAGGGGGAAAGATTCTTTCGGGCAGACCGAAAAAACGTTTCGGGCAGAAGGAAAGAATAGTACCCCTACTAATACATTAGAGAGAACAAGTAAAAAAACAATCAAAGGGAGTAAGGCACGCCCACAAAATTTGGACGAGGTTTTGGAAGCGTTCAAAGCCGTCGGCGCCGAGGAAGTAGACGCAATGCAGTTTTACGACTACTACTCGGCCAACGGTTGGACACAGGGCCGTGGCAAACCCATCAAGGACTGGAAGGCCGCCGCGCGCGGTTGGATTCGTAGAACACAACAATTCAAAGCAAATGAAAGACCTCGCAAAGGCACAACAACAACTGGCCCATCGGACGGCTCACTCATTGAGCAACATCTCCGCCGCCTCGCGGATGGATCCGGTACAGGCATGGCGTGAAGGCGTTAACGTTCAAGCCGCCTACAACAACCCTCAAACGCAAGCGGCGGTAGAAGCTACCTTGATTGCGATGGTCGCGAAGACGCTCCGGTACTTGGACTACTCCCGAACCATCACAGCCGACCAAGACATCATCGACGCTGTAGAACACTTGCGCCTTGAGTTCCCGGCCATGAAGCTCGAAGAATGGGCAATCATATTCCACCGGCTGAAGACGGGTCAATATCGTCCCGGTTACGAGCGTTTGAAGTTGCCTGAACTTGTGTCTATATTTCAGCAGTACGAAGGCGAACGCGCCGAGCGTCGCGAGGAAAATTGGGGTGAGTTAAAAAAGCACACACCAAACAACCTGAACGACGAGCAAGTGCAAGCCTTATACGCCAAATACGCACAACAACGCCGTGAAGCGATCGAAGCCGCTAAAAAGGAAACCGAAGTCAAGCACGTCCCAACGGACGAGCGAGGCCGGTGGAACTTCATCCCGTACCCGAACACGAAAGACAACGAACCCGAGGGGGGCGATGGTCAAAAAGGTTGATGCGGTCTTCTCTCAATACGTGCGGCTCCGCGCGACAGACGACACAGGACACGGGGAGTGCTACACGTGCGGCTCGCGTCGGCATTGGTCAGAGGTTGATGCAGGGCACTTTATGTCTCGGGCTTGTATGTCTACCCGGTGGCACGAGGACAACGTGCAATTCCAGTGCAAGCGTTGTAATGGATTTAGGTCGGGTGAGCAATTTCTTTTTGCCCGCAACCTCGACGCTGAGTTTGGCGAAGGAAAGGCTGAGGAGTTATTCATCGAGTCCAAGCAAACGCGCAAGTGGACGCGCGCCGAGCTTGAACAAATGTATCACCACTATAAGCGCCTCGTCGATGAGCTCCGAAGCTCGAAAGGGATTTGACGAGTGGTTCGTTGAGAACTACGACGACCTCGTCGCATCGGCTCGTGCGTTTCACCCGGACGGCTCCGATCTCGTCCACAATACCTACTTGCGAACCGTCGACGCGCTTGAGCGCACCGGAAGGCCAATAGGCAAGTACAACGCATACTTCCGACAAGCCATGTGGACAGAGTCAACGCGAGGGGCTTTCAAATCGCTTTACACGTACTTAGACGCCCCTCAAATAGAGTTGGCTAACCCCAGCCCCCAGCGCGACCCTTTCGAGGCCGAGAACGCGCTAATTTTGACTCGTCATTTAGCTTGGTTTGACCGAACTGTGCTTCAGCTTTACCTTGACGGCTACAACCTCCGTGAAGTAGCGAGACAATCAGGCATACCGCACACCACATTGTATCAATCTCTGCACCGAAGCAAAACAAAACTCCGCAATGTTCATCGTCAGCGCACAAACAAGGGCTAACCGTCTCAACATTTGCCGCGAGTGCGAGCACTTTGTTGCATCTACCAAAAGTTGTGGACCCCTCGTCACCGAGGCATTCACGGACTCGAAGTTGTGCGGCTGTCACATGCCAACGAAGACGCGCCTCAAGTGGGCCGAGTGTCCCTTAGGCAAGTGGGATGCGGTCATCACGGCCGAACAATTGGCAGAGGTCGAGGAGTTTCTCGACATTGTAAAAAGCAATCCCAAGTCATTGACAGATGGCGACCTTGCAGACATATACAATCGTGTGTTAGGCACGACACAACCCGCCTCCAATTGTAGCGCGTGCAACCGCAAAATGGTGCAAACCTTGAAAAAACTGATAAATGAAAGCAAACGAAATACCGCCAAGTGAGTCCTTTTACCTTGCTGTGGGCAACCTCGCTCACGAGGGCGGCTACTTCATGAAAAATGATGAAGCCCTTAATCGTGCTCAGCGAGGCGTCGCCCGACTGGGGATTGACTGGTCTGATGTCGTTGGGCCAGTACGCCGTCGGCATTTGGTCGATGCCCGCAAAATGGTCAGCTACTTCCTACGTGAGCAGGGGTGGACGTTCAAAGAAATTGGAGAGGTGATGGACCGCGACCATGCAACGGCAATGCACCACACACGCACTTTGTTTCATTTGATGGAATACGAGAAAGAGACACGACGTCGATACATTGATTTTTGTAGCGCATGACAAACAAACCTTTAACCTTCCGCAAGGCCAAACGCCTTTTGAATCAATGCGACGACTGGGTGCTGTTCACGTCGAAGAATAACAACGACGACACAGCTAACCTCGAGTGCGCCACCATGACTTCCACGTCATGGGCAATCCTCATTGACTTCGCAACCGCAGACGAAAACTTTTACAATGCCCTTGAAACCATCCTCCACACGGCCCGTGACATACGCGAAAACGGCCAATCTGAAGACGAATCCTAACAACCCGCGCGCAATTCGCAAGGATCAACTTGACAAGCTCGTCAAGAGCCTGAAGGAATTCCCTGAAATGCTCGAAGCTCGGCCTATTGTCATCGACAAAGATGGCGTGGTGCTTGGCGGCAATATGCGTCTACAAGCGGCACAACGCGCCGGCCTCGAAGAAGTGCCTGTGTACGTGCGAGAATGGGACGAAGCCAAAGACAGTCAATTTGTTGTCAAGGACAATGTCAGTTTTGGTGAGTGGGACTGGGACATGTTGGCAAATGAATGGGAAGTAGACGACCTCAAGGACTGGGGTTTGTACGTTCCAAAGTGGGACGACACAAACTTTGAAAGCGACATCGAGGACACAGGCGAATACGACTACCCGGAGGATCTTGTGCCAAACTCTCAGGTGCGTATGGTTCAATTGTTCATGAACAGCGAAACCGAGCCGGAATTCAAAAAGTGGGAACTGGCTTTGCGTGGCCCGCACGGTACAGACAATCTGACCGACACCATCTACGAGGTGGTCAAGAAAGCGTATGAAGACGGATTCGAGCATTATGGCGAAGGTTCATAAAGTCCGGCCGCGATTGACGGACGAGCAAACCAAAAAGCTCTCCGGGACGTTGTTGACAGACAAGGACTACAACAAGCTATTTACGTCCGACGTTGATGTGTACGACGAGGAAACCGGCCAATGCATTGCGAAGTTTCGCAAGCGCGTCATACCATCAAACATTGCTGAAGCGGCCTATGAAAACCTTAAGAAGGCCGCCACGCCAACGAACAACAGAGGCACAAGCACAGGGACTTCAGATGGCAAAGGCAAAGTGTCGCACCACCGCGTGAAGAAGGATGGTACCATTTCAAACTCTACTGGCGCACATACAGCCGTCAACAGTGGCATCATCGGTTTTTTTGACAGGAACGCGCGTTACCCATATTGTCGGCAAACGGCCTTCAACATCAATGAATTCGACAAGTTCAAGAAGGCGTACCCTATCATCAAATTCGTAGACAGCCAGTACGAGAAACTGATGCCTGATCACTACGCCAAACAAAGGGCCGTGGCAGACAATACCTCAAGTGACTTCACAATTCACAACACGGCGTTCACAACGGTGACGGTCAACAAGAATTGGCAGACAGCCGTACACACTGACAAGGGTGACTTCGCCGAGGGTTTTGGCAACCTCGTTGTGCTTCGAAAAGGCAGGTACACGGGAGGCTACTTCGTATTGCCCAAATGGGGCGTGGCGTTCGATATGCAGAATTGTGATTTGCTCCTGACTGACGTTCACCAATGGCACGGCAACACACCAATACACAAAATCGACGAAGATGCAACGCGCGTCTCGCTGGTCATGTACTACCGTGAGAACATGATTCACTGCGGCACGGGAGAGGAGGAAGCGCAAATTGCCAAGCGGCGTCAAAAGGGAACACGGCTAACGTAATGTGTGGGGTCGTCGGGTTTTCGTGCGACGCGCCACAAGCCGCGCACTACGAGTTGCTCAAACGCATCATGCGTGAAAGCAAGATTCGTGGGTTGCACAGCTTCGGAGTGGCGTACGTCGACGACGGCATCAAGGTCAACAAGGTCCACGACCTCGACGAGCTTGACATACCTCAGGCCACGCGCATCATTTTCCACAACCGCTACTCGACAAGCGGGGACTACCTCGACCACGAGAACAACCAACCCTTGTCAAACAAGTCAACGGCGCTTGTATTTAACGGTGTCCTTGACATGCGTACAAAAGACGAAATGGAAGCCGCGTACAACGTCACTTTGTCGTGCGACAATGACGGTGCGCTACTGCTCGAATTGTGCAATGACGACCCCGAGGAAATGTTGCAGTGGACGAAGGAACGCAACGCCAGTTTTGCTGGCTTGGTTTTAAGCTCGTCAAATGTGCTGACCGCCTTCCGCAATGCCAACCGTCCTTTGTGGCTGGCAACATACCAGGGCGGGCTATATTTCGCTTCGACAAGGGACATTTTCATGAGGGCAGAACCGTCGTTGGATCCAATAGAACTCAAACCGGACACCCTCTATGCAGATTAGAAAAGCCATAGCCACCGACGCGGACTTCATTAAGAAGATTCACAAGCAACACAAGGCACACATTGGTTCGTTCAACCTTTTTTGGAGTTGGGACCACTACCTTGACGGGACAAACAAAAGCAAGTTCTTTGTCATTGAAGGCGGTGGCTTCATGCGCTACTCGTATTCAAAAATGTACACGGCCTACATCTTGCATGAGATAGGCGTCGACAATGAGACGACACGCAAGGGCGTCGGCCGAGCATTATTTGAAGCCCTCCCGCGCCCCTTGATGCTCAAGTGCAATGTTGACAACGACCGGGGCAATGCGTTTTACGAAGCAATGGGGATGACCAAAATGGGAAAGACGGCTACGAAGAAAGGCGTCGAGCAAAACGTATGGTGGATTACCTGACATACCACGTCGAGTCGTCCAAGGCGAAAGACATCGACCCAAGCAACGACGCCCTGCGGTATGTCGCAGATCGTTTCGAGCTTAATGTCGAACAACGCTACTGGCTTGCATTCCTTTTTGGCACGTGCTACTCGGCAACAAACGTCTACTACATCTACAATGAGTTCCCGGACTACGAAAATGTAGACGTCGGTCGACTTCAAAGGTGGTGGGACACGAATCGCGACCGCACATTGTTTCAAACTGACCGCCTCCGCGTCAAGACGCAAAACAGGTTCGTCGAAACGTTTGTCAGCTACCGCGACCTGCTCAACGGCATGACGCAAGAAGAATACTTTGAGGGGCTAAAGCAACCGACGCGACAAAACACGTATGACAACGCCTTCCGTGACTTGTCAGGCATTCGCAACTTCGGGCGCTTCACAATGTTCATTTATCTTGAGATGGTCAACGTGTTGACAGGCTTTGATCTCGAGCCAACACACCTTGACCTCGCCAATGCCGAAAGTTGTCGCAACGGCCTCGTGTATCACCTCGGAAAGATGGAGCTCGACACACACGGGAAGAAAACAAGGTTGACAAAGAAGCAACTCGGCTACCTTCAATACGAGTTTCAAATGTTGAAGTCACACGTCGGAACTTACGACATTGCACACCGCAACATTTGGAACATTGAAACAACCCTGTGCGCCTACAAGAAGTACCGACGCGGCAAGAGGTACGTCGGCTACTACATTGAACGTATGCGAAAGGAAATAAACAAGATGGAAGGCAACGTGCCAACGGGCGTTGATTGGTCTGTCCTGTGGGACTTCCGACGCGAAACCTACGACCCGAAATGGCTCAACGAATAATTGCCATTGGTGGCACGCCCGGAAGCGGGAAGACCACCCTCATGCTCAAGGTTCTCGACAACTTCAAGGGCAAACTACGCACCTTCAGTTACAAGAACCTTCGAGGAATGCATAGCAAGGAAGACAACCTCTACATCCTCGGGGTCTATGATGGATCGACATTTAGCGGCACGGACAAACTCGCGATGAATGTCTTTCCGCACTTCACGTCGTTTCTGTCAAAGGTGCCCGAGGCCGTAGTATTGTTTGAAGGCAACCGCCTGTTTGTGCCGAAGCTGTTCGACAACCACGAGTGCGACATCTTAGTAGTCCGCGCCGACAGCGACCTCATTGAGCAACGGTTTGTCAATCGTGGGAGCAACCAGCCGGAACGTTTCTTGAAGGCGGTGAAAACCAAGACAGAGCGTATCATTGCAAAGTACCCTTCGACAATCCTACACAACAACAACGAGGAAGACCTCGAAAGTAACACACAACACATTTTGAGCTTGATTCATGAACAAAACTGAACAGCATAAAAAAGCGCTGATTGATGCCCTGACCAAATCGCTGGGCATCGTGACGACAGCGTGCAAGCAAGTCGGAGTGGGGCGCACAACCTACTATCAATGGTTGCGTGAAGACCCTGAATTCAAGAAAGCCGTAGCGGACGTCAAGGAAGTAGCCCTGGACTTTGCCGAAAGCCAATTGCACAAACAAATCCAAGAGGGCAATACGACGGCGACAATTTTCTATTTGAAGACCCAAGGCAAAGCGCGTGGCTATGTCGAGCGTCAAGAGATCGAAGTGGCTGAGAAGAAGCCGCTGTCATGGTTTGGAAACGAAAACTCAACAACGACATGAAGTACACAATCAACACAACCGTCCGCAACATTGCGGAGAACGGCACGGAACAGGAGCGCACCTTGTACCAAGTAATTGGCACAGACAGGGAAGGCAATGCTTCGATCGTGGGCAATTACGACACAGAGGAAGGAGCTCAAGAAGTCGTCAGAGAACTTGAGGCGCTCGACGAAGATTGAGACAGGCGGCGACATATTACCACGTCAAAGAGTCGCCAGCCAAAATACAAGTCCACCAAGGGGGCACGCGTAGCGGCAAGACGTTCTCAATCCTTACGGCGCTCATTGAGTTGTGCCACCACAACGAGAATGCGGGGGCCGTCATCACAATCGCGCGCAAAACTTTCCCGGCAATACGTGCGTCGGTCATGCGGGACTTCTTCACCATCCTTGAACGGGAAGGCATCTACAACGTCGCGAACCACAACAAAAGCGAGGCGACATACATCCTGTTTGGCAACCTCGTCGAGTTCATTAGCATCGACCAGCCGCAAAAGGTGCGCGGGCGCAAGCGTGACATTCTATTTGTCAACGAGGCCAACGAGCTTAACCTTGAGGACTGGCGGCAACTCATCCTGCGGACAACGGGTCGCATCTTGATTGACTACAACCCTTCCGACGAGTTCCATTGGATTTACGACGAGGTGATTCCGCGTGAGGACGCCGACTTCTACCAAACAACATACAAGGACAACCCGCATTTGCCGGAAGCGGTCGTTCAAGAGATTGAACGCCTACAAGAGGCCGACCCGGACTACTGGAAAGTGTACGGCCTCGGTGAGCGTGGTGTTAGCCGCGCAACAATTCTTACCCATTGGAAGGAATTCGACCAGATCCCGCCGGAGTACAAGTTGCTGAACATTGGCCTTGACTTCGGCTACACTAACGACCCTACGGCCATTGTCAAGGTCTACACCGACGGCCACGGCTTCATCTTGGACGAGGTGTGCTACGCCACCGGCCTGACCAATTCAGCCATCTCGCAAACCTTACGCGACGCCGAGGTGGGACGAGGCATGATGATTGTGGCTGACAGCGCCGAACCAAAAAGTATAGATGAGATTCACGGCCACGGGTTCAACGTCCACCCGGCAAGAAAGGGAAGGGACTCGGTGCGTGCCGGCTTGGACTTCCTACGCTCCCGACCATTAGGTATCACGTCGCGTAGCGTAAACGGCATTAAGGAACTCCGCAACTATAAGTGGAAGGAAGACAAGAACGGGCGTCAACTCAACGAACCGGTCGACGCTTTCAACCACTTCATTGACGCGAGCCGGTATGCCATAACGCACACGCAGACCAACCCCAACTTCGGTAAGTACGCTCTCGGGTAACGGTTTGTACCTTAGGCGCGTAAGCAAACCACGAAACCGCGTCTTATGAGTGTGAAGCTATCCCTCCCTGCTACTTTTGCTGACCTCACCTTGCGCCACCTTCAGGTGCTTGAGACGTCCGACGACCCCATGACGTGCGTGGGCGCCGTGACGGGCACTGATTGGGAGGAGTTGAGGGAGATGCCACGGGCTTTGATTCAAGAGGCATACAACCACCTCCAAACGCTTCGCAAAGCCGAGACACAACGCCACCTCGAAACGTTCGAGCTTAACGGCACCCGATACGGCTTCATCCCGAATTGGGATGAGTTCACGGCGGGTGAGTGGATCGACGCCGAGCAACTTTGCGGGGACTTTTGGAAGAACGCACACAAGGTCATGGCACTGTTGTTTCGTCCTGTCAAAAGGGAGTTGGGCAAGCGCTACGAAATTGAGCCGTACACAGCTAAGGAAGACGCTGAGGCGTTCCTCGATATGCCGGCGGATCAAGTGGCTGGGGCGTTGCTTTTTTTTTCGACTACCAGAAACGCACTTCTCAGCACTTTGCAGTCCTCTTTGATTCAAGCGGCGACGAAGGTGGCGACGACTTCGGGGAGAAGTGGGGGTGGTACCCTGTCCTCCATTCTCTCGCGGGTGAGGACATTCTTCGCATCGAAGCCGTCACCAAACTCACCGTCGGTCATGTATTCACCCACCTCGCATTCTTGAAGGACTTGGAGTTCAAACGTAAGCAAGCCACCGCATGATAACCTACACCAACATCGTGAACCGTTTCGAGGCATTCGTCGCGGCCAACCCGTTTGTGCAGACGTTTAGCTTCGGCTCGCCCTCCGACGTCGACTTGGACAAGTTGGAGACGTACCCGATCCTTCACCTCGTGTACACGGGTGCCAGCTACGAAGGAAGCTCGAAGACCTACTCGTTCGAGGTGTACATCTTGGACAACCCGCCCAACGACGAGTCCAAGGTGGACTTTCAAAAGGGCGCCATCACAAACGCCGAACAAATTGCCGAGGACATCTTGGCCGACATGGAGCGCGGTGGGGAGGTGTTCACCTTCGCCCATCGCTTTGATGTCGCCAGCGCCTCGACCGTCCCGCTTGAGGAGGAGGGAAGCAACGTGCTGTCCGGCGTCCTCTTGAACCTTTCCGTGACCGTTGGTTACGAACACGACTCTTGCAACTCACCACTCACATGAACAACTGGAAACTCCGGGCCGTCGTAAACGACAACCAAGACATGGACCTCTACGAGGCCAACGGCTACCTCGCCCGCTTTTACAACTCTGACGTCAGCGTCGCCTTCGTTCCGTTTGGCGACAAATTCCCGCACCCTCTACGAACCACGGCGTCGGACGACTTTGGGCCTGTCTCAAACCAAGTGCCGGGCATTTGCAACGGCACCTTCACCCACACCGGGTCGGGCTCTGCAACCGTACCGGCGACCACGCTGTCCGGCAGTGGTGCAAACGCAACATTTCAATACACGTTTCTTGATGACGGCACGCTCTCAACCATTGTGGCGATTTCCAGTGGCTCGGGCTATCTTGTAGGCGACAAGCTCCGCATCACCACGAGCGCCTCGCACGGTTCACAGGTCATTGAGTTCCGCTTGGTCGATGGGTCCAACGCTTGCTTGCGTTATGCCATCCTGAACCACGACCGCACGCACCCCTCCCTTCCTTTCCCGGTTCACAAGTTCCGCATCAACAACGCGAGCAACCGTGAAATTCATATTCTCGACTACAGGAGTTCGCAGGTCTTCCCAAAGCCACAGGACAAGCTCCTTGACAAGTACCCCGACGCGGCGGCGGCCTACGGCTTGCGCCTCTTGCGTTCGGCCTACCTCGGCCCTGCCATCCGCGTGCGTCGTACAAACGACAACGCCGAGAAGGACATCTACATGGACTCACAGGGCAACCTCGACACGGCTACGTTGACGGCTTTCGGTGGCTCTTTTTCGCTGAAGGTCAACAAGTGGTACGACCAGTCAGGCAACGGAAACGACGCAAGCCAAACGGCAGGCTCGGCTCAACCGACCATCTACAGCGCCGGCGCGTTGGTCACGGTCAACGGCAAGCCCGCACTGGACTTCGACGGAAGCGACGACTCGTTCAGCATTGACCACACTGACCTCAAGAACCAAGACCGCTTCGACGCATATATGCACTACCAAACCTCGGACGGCGTGTACATCATGTTTGTGGGTGACGGAGGGGGCAAGTACAGCTTTGTCCCGCAAGACACAGGGACCACAGAGACATCCTTGAGTTCGCAGTACGACATCAGCGGAACCCAACCGACGCTCTACGTCAACGGAATCAAGCCGGGCATCGTTTATGGCACCACAAACCGCGACGACCTGCACACAATGATGGTCACCAACGCGGCTTCACACTCCAACGGGGCCATCATGGTTCACGAGGCCGCTGGCACGCAGGGTTGGACTGACTTGAGCATCAGCACCTACAGCGGCTTCCGCTTCGACGGCAAGATGACCGAGATGGTGCTTTACAACACCGACCAGTCGGCCAGCCGCGAAGGCATCGAGAAGGACATGGCCCTGCACTCGGGAGCCTACCAAGTGGAGGACGCGCCGTTGCTTGACGCCTACGGGGGTGCCCATGCGGCGTACTCCCTCCGCAAGCTGAACAGCGACTACACGGGGGCGGCGGTGCGTATTGCCCGCGACAGCGACTTGGCAGAACAGGACATCGGCTTCGACGCTAACGGCAACTTAGATACAGCGGCGGCCCTTGCTTTTTGCCCTTCGCAATACGGGCGAATCAAAAAGTGGTACGACCAAAGCGGAAACGGCAACGACACAACCCAAAGCAGTCAGGCCGGACAGCCGATTCTTGTAGAGCAAAACAACTCCGTCATCACCGTCGACGGCCAACCGGCCCTTCGTTTCTTTGGTACTGACGACATCCTCCCCTTCGACAGCACAGGCCTCGACATTGGCAACCTTTCGTCGTTCTTGGTTTGCAAGGTTGGCGTTACTTCGGGGACACACAGACCCTTGACTTTGAGCGGACCGGCAAGCAACAACCGATGGTACGCGCCTCAAGTCGGCTCTGACAACTTTGTGTTTAATTGCGGCAACGAAAGCGTCAGCACTTCGGCAAACACGAACAACAACCTGCACACCATGATTGCTGGAGCTACGCAGGGCGACGCGGAAGCCTTCATCAATGGAACAAGCGTTGGCACCATGACCTTGGATAGCGGCATCGACCCAGCCACCACAGGCATCGGTGGTATCTCCAACGCATTCCTGAACGGCTTCATCCAAGAGGTCGTCGTTTACTCGAGCGACCAAAGCGAGCGCCGCCTCGGTATCGAACGCAACATTTCAAACCATTACGACTTATGAGCTATATCATAATCTCAGCTAACGACGACCACACGTCGCAGGAGCGCGCCGAACTTATCACCCGCGAGCTCTACAACATCACGGCCCCTGAAGCCATGCAACACGACTACCAAGCCGACGGCACCGTCTTCGGACTCGTGGAGCACCCCGACTCGGGCGATTGGGCAATGCACATCCAAGAGGACTGGGTCATCTACTGCCACGACGACGTAGACCTCGATCGCCTCGTGGGTGCCTTCCCTGAAGTGCCCGCCGACGAGGTAGCCACCCTTCGCTCTTTGATTGAGTCAAGCGACAAGGTGACGTTCTCCCAAATCATTCCAAGCACCGCTACCGTCCGCGACCACGACTACATGGTCGATAACGGGTGGTTCACTGACGAAATTTAAACCCAACAGACATGGACTTTATTCTCAACCATTGGGCCGAGTTGGCCCTCGCCATCCTCGCCGCCGCTGGAACGTACACCGGGCTCACCGAGTCAACCAAGGACGACAAGGTGGTGGACGTACTCAAACGAATTGTGAACGCCATCGTCTTGGGCCGTTCGCGCAAAGCTGACAAAAAGTGAAGACCTACGACATTTTCGCGACCTTTACCGGCCAAGCGTCTGACGGGCTTCAGGACGTGAACGGCTACATCATGTCCAACACGTCATCCGAAGTTGGCGTAACCGTTGTGCCCTACGGCACCGAATACCCGGCACCTTTGGTGACAAGCTCGCAGCCTAACCAAAAGGACGGCATCACTAACGGCACGTTCACAAGCGAAGCCAACGCCACAGCATCGTCACGCCCTGCCACGACCATTTCCGGACAGGGAAGTGGCGCAACGTTCGTCTACGTGTTCGATGCCAACGGCGACCTTTCAAGCATCAAAGCGGACGGGGCTGGGACTGGTTACTTGGAAGGCGACCACTTGAGCATCACTACCACGTCGGCTCACGGCTCGCAGACCATCAAGTTCCGGCTTGTCTTGGGGAGCAACAAAGCGTCGGTCACAATGGAGCTAATCCACGACGCCAAAGCGCCCGCACCGTTTGCCGTTCGCCAAGTTCAAGTCAACGGCGACACAGACAAATCTCTTTTGTTTTTGCGTGAACGCTCGTGACCAATTATGAGGCCATTTTGGAGGAGTTCGCAAGGGAAACAACCCTCGCGGCAAAACGCGAGCTTGGTTCGCGACGCATTGGTCGCAATCGCTCGTATGGTGTTGCGACGCGTGAACTTCAAAAGAGCCTCCGTTTCAATATTAAGGGCTCTCGTATTTCGTTCGGCTCTCCGCTTGACTATGCCGGTTTTGTTCATTGGGGCGTTAACGGCACCAATCGTTCGCGCTCTGCGCCGTATTCGTACAAGTTCCCAAACCCCAGCGAGAAGCACGTGCAAGCAATCCGGCAGTGGATGCGGGACAAGCCAGTGCGACTGCAAAAGCCGGGAGGCAAGGGCTTCGCGCGTCAAACGGAGGCGGCGTTACAATCGGCGGCGTATCTCATCGCGCGGGCGATCAAGAGGAACGGCGTCCCGGGGGTGAAATACTGGACGGAAGCCTATGACACCATGTGGCCGCGCTACGCCCAAAAGATAGCGGAAGCAAAAGCCGAAGACGTGGCCCTTGAGATAGCGGCCAACATCGGAGGCATAACCATCAAAGCGAAGTAACCAATGGCCGTTGCCTTTACAAGTGAGCCGGTTGACGACCTCAACCTCAGCAACCAGCACAACATCTACGCTATGTTCGATTCGGCCGAAGTGCCGGACCGCTACATTGTGCAGGTTTACGAGAACAACTACTTCTCGGGCGACGGCACGCTCATCGCCAAAATCTACATCACCCCCAACGAGAACAACCGGGGCGTGTTCGACTTGGGCGACCTTGTAAACAACCGCCTGTCAGCACCGGCGCGGCTTCAATACCAAAGCAACAACCGCTTTGTCATGACGGGCTACGCTTCCGTCGAGAAGGCAACGACCACGGACATGGTGGCGCGCAAGTACACGCTCAAGGCCGGACGCATTAAGGACGGCACCGAGACGCTGGCCCAAGACACTGCCATCAAGTATCTCATGGGTGGCGCGTGGCAGTTCAAAGACGGCAAACACCCGAGCTTTGCTGATTACTATACCGACGCACTGGCTAACACGGCCAAGGCTTGGCTGACTGACCTGCCCAACAACTCGCAGGTCATCGAGCGGTACATGGCAGACGAAGATGAGGGCCGCTTGGGCATTGTTATGACGTCGCTTATGGGGCAAACAAGCTACCTCAACAAAGTCACCATCGAAGCCTTTGAGGCGGACGGCACAAGCATTCACAGCGAGACATGGACCAACGTCGGCTTCAGCCTTTACCACAACCAGTCGATTAGTTGGGTCGCGTGTGGACCTGCCAACGTCAAGGACTTGTTTGCGGCGGATTGGAGCGACGACTGGGACTATATCGAAATCATCCCACGCAGTAGCGGCAACACCCAAATCGGGGCCAAATTCGTCGTACGCAGGGACTGCCGACCCATCAAGCACCAGCCCGTGCAGTTGGCTTGGACCAACACGGTCGGAGGGTGGGACAGCTTGCGGTTTGATGGACGTGCCCCCAAGACCATCCAAAAGAACGAGAAGCGGTTTCGCAAAGACCCCATCACATGGCAAGACAGCACCCCGTCTTGGTTTACGTGGGACCGTCAA